CGAGGCGCATAAGAAGCTGGAGGCACTGGCCGGCAGCTTCACCGTGAAGTCGAAATCCTGGATGGACCCGTCCAAGCCGCCAGAGGAAAGCAACGGCTCGTCTGAGCGCAAATGGATCATGGGCAATCGCTATCTGCAGGAGAGCTACCAGGGTACTTTCGCGGGCCAGCCCTTTACCGGCAGTGGGATTCAGGGCTACGACAATGTGACCAAGCGTTATGTCGGCACATGGATCGATTCCATGAGCACCAGCATCACCAACTCCAGCGGGACGATGACGGGCAATACGATCAAGTTCAAGGGCAGCATGTCGGACCCCATGAGCGGCAAGACCGTCCCTTACTGTGGGGGAGTCATTGATTTGACACCGGGAATCAGGGCTGCAAAAGCCCCGAAACCCAGTATCCATGCGGCTAGTCGGCTAATTTCGGAGCCGGCATCCTTTTGGCACCGATTGATTAAAAGTAGCAAGGTTTCGACCACTTTTGCGCGGTTTTTGACGCGATAGCGGCGGGCTTTCGTTTGGGAGTCGCCAGGGGCACGCCGGAATACGGCGTCATTTGCAGGCTCTCCTCGCCCCGTTCCCGCAAACCACGCATGGCACGCCTGCTTGATCTCATTGCTACTACTGACCGCCGCGTCGAGGACACGTTTCAAAGCGCTAACTACGTCTTGTTGTTGTTTCATAAATGCAATTAATATTGAAAAAAAACAAGAAGTGTAGTCCCATTCCCACGCAGTAATTCTCTCCAATTCTATCCAAGAGCGCGTAAGACAACCGCCATAGCCTCCTCGCCCCCATCGACGTCAGCGTTTTGTAGGTAATCGTAAAGAATGGCTATAACGGCGGGCCGTCGGTCCTCCGCAACCTTCACCTGTCGCTCTACTTCCCATTCGCTCAGCGCACGTATCGCCAGCTCCAGCTTCACCGGATCGACCTTGGATGATCCAGCTGCAATAGCGCCGATAACCTTTGCTGCTATCGGCGCGGCCAGGGATGTGCCTTCTACAGCCAGGTACTTCTCGGGCACTGAATACATGCGCCTGGTCCCCCCGACGCCTTTCACTTCCTCGTATGGCCATCCCTCGCGATCCGCCAGTGCGCGCACGCCTACCTTGCTGGTTGGAAGTCCGTCCAGTTTTAACGCTGCAATCTCGGCGGCGGTCATCTTTTTCATTGCTTTCCACTCCAAATGGAACGAGTGGAAGATTTTCCATTTGAGGCTGGTGCGGTTTTCACTTTTTAAGTCCTTAATAATCAAATACTTACAAAAGCTCACCCAGGAAGGTGGAAAAATAAAGTGGAAACATTGATTCCACTCTTTACTTTCCACTTACTTCCACTTAAAATCACTCTCGGACTTACCCAAGAGGATTACCCAATGAGCACATTGTATAGCCCAAAAAAAACCATCCAACAAGACATGCACAGGGCGGACATCGTCGCCGCCTTGCGTAAAAAGGGATGGTCGCTGCGTGAGCTGTCCCGTCAAAACGGTCTGAGCGCAGGAACGCTCAAGGCCGCGCTTGATAGGCCATATCGCAAAGCGGAAAGCATCATCGCCGCTGCAATCGAAATGGCCCCGGAAGAAATCTGGCCGGAACGCTACGCAAAGAGGAATTTTACGCCAGTTTTGTCACTCCCTTCCAGTCTTTCCACTCCAGTGCAGTCAGCCCATATGGCTGCTGCGATGGGTTGAATCTTAAGCCGCATTTACCTCGGGCGCCACGCTCGTGATTCTCGGAAGGGGAAAAGCAACAATGAGAAACAAAAGCTGGAAATCTAGAAGACCAACAAGCCTCGGCGAAGCGCTGGAGTTGTGCGTCGAGTATGCGGCAGAACAACGTCGCCCCGTTAAGGTGCTGGCCGACTTGATGGGCGTCCAATCGACCACGCTGTATCGGTGGCTCGCCGACAGCTCGATGCCTCTCAACAAGATCCGTCAGTTCGAAACGTTCTGTGGTGTTTCATTCATAAGCGAATATCTCTGTCTAGCCCAAGGTGACAAAGTTGTGGTCGCCATTCCTGCAGGGAAGAAGGCAGGCGTTACAGAATTGGCGGAAGTCCAATGCACCTTTGCCGAGGCGATGGCCTTGCTGGCGCGGTTTTATCAACGCGGGGAATGCATCGACGAAACCGTTACAGCCCTGACTGCGACACTTACCCAGCTCGCATATCAGCGCAGTAATGTTCAAAAGTCAGTTGCTCCTGAACTGGAATTGTTCGGAGCAGCGCAATGAGTCAGGCTGTCGTTAAAACTCACTACAGCGCGATGGAATTGGCGGCACTTCGCCTGCCTGGCATTCCAGCGACCAAGGTGGGTGTGCGCGTTAAGGCGGAACGTGAAGGCTGGGCGTTCGTCCAAACCACTGGTACTGGCGGAACGCGGCGGGAGTTCGCACCGCCTGCAGCGGTTCTTGATGCAATCAAGGCCCGCGCTGCTCAACAGCTCGTTGCCTCCGTGCCGGCTCAAACGCTTCCGGCACCGCTGAGCCAGGCGACCGTCGCCCATACGGAAGCGCAGAGCCTGGTCGGCGATGCGCGCAAGGGCGTGCTGGAAGCGTTAAACGCCATCATGGGCAGCACCGGCTATCCGTTAAAGAAAGCCGCACGCCACCTGCTGGTATTGGCCCGTCAAGGCGAGGCCAGCCCGCAGCTGGTCGCCATGCTGAAACTGGCCAGGGACGCACGCGGCCGTCAGAGCCCGGATGGACTGCCATCGGAGCGGAGCCTGGCGCGCTTCGTCGACTACAACAAGGGCGGCGCCCTGGTGCCGAAGAAGCGCGCGGCCGACATGACCGTGCCCGCTTGGGCGCAGCCGTTCATGGCGTTCTACCAGCGCCCGGAAAAGCCAACGGTCGAGCATGCGTACCGCCAGTTTGCCGCCGGCTATGAGGGTGAACTGCCCAGCATCCACCAGGTGCGTCGATTCCTGGACAAGGTCGGCGCCGTCGCGATGCAGACCGGCCGCATGGGCAGCCGCGAGCTGAAGACCATCAAGAAATTCATTCGCCGCACCTTCGACAAGCTGCTGCCATCAGACATTTACAGCGCCGACGGCCACTGCTTCGACGCGGAAGTGCAGCACCCATTCCACGGCCGGCCGTTCCGCCCGGAGATCACGTCGGTGGTGGACATCGCCACCCGTCGCCTGATCGGCTGGTCAGTCGACTTGGCTGAAAGCTCGCTGGCGGTGCTTGATGCGCTGCGCGTGTCGGCCTTAACGGGCGGCATCCCTGCTGTCCTGTACGTCGACAACGGCTCAGGCTATGTCAACCAGATGATGAACGACACCGCGACCGGCCTGCTGGCGCGCCTCGGTACCGAGATGGTCCACAGCCTGCCGTACAACTCCCAGGCGCGCGGTGTCATCGAGCGCCTGCACAAGACCATCTGGGTGGACGCGGCCAAGGAAGTGCAAGGCTACATCGGCCGAGACATGGACCGCCAGGCCAAACAGCAGGTGTTCAAGATGTCGCGCCAGGCGCTTACCGCCAAGAACGGTGAAGCCAAGGCTACGCCGTTGATGGCCTGGCACCTGTTCCTGGAATTCTGTGCCGAGAAGGCCGCAGCATACAACGCCAAACCGCACCGCTCACTGCCCAAGATGGTCGACCCGGTCACCGGCCGCCGCCGCTGGATGTCGCCCGACGAGGCGTGGGCACTGGCCGAGTTTAACGGCTTCGTCGCAGAGCGGATCACCGAGCAAGATGCGCGCCCGCTGTTCCGGCCGCAGACCACCCGCACCGTTCGCCGCTGCGAAATCGAGTTGTTCACCAACCGCTACTTTAACGCCTCACTGGAAGAGTTCCATGGCGACAAGCTGCGAGTGGCGTACGACCTGCACGACCCGCAGCTGATCTGGGTCTATGCCGCCGATGGCCGCCTGATCTGCACCGCCGAGCTGGACGCCAACGCGCGGGACTACATGCCGCAATCGTTCGTCGAGCAGGCGCGCGACAAGCGTGCGGCCGGTCGCCAGAACCGCCTGGAGGTCAAGCTCGAAGAGGTACGCGCCGAGCGCAGCGGCACGCCGGCCTTGGAAGTCATGGAGCGCGTGACGATTCAGGGCGGCATCGACCTGCTCCGTCAGAAGTGGGCAAATGAGCGCGAACTGGAACTGGTGCCACTGGACGCATCCGAAGCCCAGCAAGACTGGACCCCGCTGGCCGCGCGCGCTGAGCCGGCGCCGGTCGAAGAAAGCAACGTCATCGCCATACCGGAAACGCCGCAGGCGCGCTTCCAGAAGTGGCTGGCGATCGATCAACTGTTGAAGGAGGGAGGGAATCTCGAAGACGCAAAACTTAACCGCTGGTACGGCTCGTACCCGCAAACATCGGAGCATCGGTCGCTCTACAAGCGGCACCTGGCAATGCAAGAAGGACAAAGCACGGTAGCCGCCGTGCTGTCCATGACCAACTAACCACACAGAAACGGAACGATTATGAGCAACCTCTCGATAAAAGACAAGCTGGCCAATCCAGCCCGCCCCAAGGGCGGTGTGGCAGCCATCGCCACGTTTGACCTGGTCGCCACCACCTTGGACCAGTTGAGCAACCGCCGCGTCGGCATGGATGGCATCGGCGTGCTGTACGGCCCGTCCGGCTGGGGCAAGACCTTCTCCAGCAACGTCCTGGCCATGGAAACCCGAGCCTACTTCGTGCAGATGCAGCCGGTGTGGACCAAGAAGACCTTCCTGCAGAAGATCCTGGACGAGATGAAGGTCGACCACGACAAAAGCTGCACGATCCCGGATCTGTTCGACATGGTGACCAGCCAACTGGCCGCGTCGCGCCGCACGCTGATCCTGGACGAGTTCAACCGCGCCATCGAGCGGCCAGTGCTGGCGCAGATTACCCGCGCCATCTTCGACAGCACGCAGTGCCCGATCCTGCTGGTCGGCGAGGAGAAGCTGCCGAGCGAACTTTCGCGCCCTGACTTCAAGCAGCTGTATCGCCGCGTTTCGGCCTGGGCAGAGGCAGCGGACGCCACGGTCGACGACACGGCCAAGCTGGCGCCGATCTACAGCCCTGGCATCGACTTCGAGCCGGCCGCGCTGGCGGCGCTGACGGCCTTCGCAAAGGGCTCGATCTCGTCGGTGGCCAAGTGCCTGAACGTGATCCACGAAACCTGTTTAACGCAGGGCATGGACAGCGTCAGCCTCGCCGCCCTGCAGAAGATCGCATTGCCATCGGCCACCCATCCAAAAAGGAAAATCTAAGCATGTCGCGCAAGCCTATCGAGCAAGAAATGCGAGGCGGGAAGCCGCCGCGTCAACGCGTATGGGAAGCGATCCGCAAGATCCGCGAAGGGTTCACCCAGGCACAGCTCGCCCATATGGCGAAGGTGTCGGACAGCATTGCCCAAGACTACGTCAAGGCCCTCTGTAAAGCGGGGTTTGTCGCAGTAGTGGGCAAGGAACCAGTCGGCCGCATGTGCCAGCGCTTCACCTACAACCTGGCACGCGACAACGGTGTTGAAGCGCCGCGCGTCACCAAGGCCGGCGAAGTCATCGTCCAGGGCGGAATCAACGAGGCCATGTGGGGCACGCTGCGCCGGGTGTTAAAGGGGCAGACGTTCAACTACCGCGAGCTGGCCTCTTTCGCCAGCACGACCAACCAGGTCGTGCCGGAACTGACCGCCAAGACCTATGTGCTGATGCTGTCGGCCGCCGGCTACCTGGACTGCGTACAGGAAGCGGCATATGGCAAACGTGCCGCGTTGGCCCGCTATCGCCTCAAGCGCGATATGGAGAGCGGCCCCAGGGCGCCGATGATCCAGCGCACCAAGCAGGTGTACGACCCGAACTGGAACCGTGTTGTGTGGATTGAAGAAAAGGGAGCAGAAGATGAAGTTTTGTGAATACATGAATTCGAACTGGTTCAAGGCGCTGGAGCGCGAAGTCAATGCCAGCAACAAGACCCGCGTGGCCGAGAAGATGGACGTTAGCCGTTCGACTTTGTCGGCCGTCATGAACGGCCTGGGCGAGTACGGCAAGGGCAAGGCCAGCACCGTTAATTTCGAGCGCGAATTCCGCCGCGCTTACGAACAGCTGCCGTGCCCTTACAACGGCACCAACGTGGGCACGGCCTACTGCCGCGAGCATGCGCTGTCGGCAGCGCCGACCCACAACCCGCTCCAGATGATGCACTGGCAAGCATGCCAGCAGTGCAGCCATAAGCCCCGGCCGGTGCCGGCAGCGACGCCTGCCCAAGGGCAGCCCATCGTGATCTCGAAGGGCGACAGCAAAGCCAGTGAACCTGCCCAGCAGGCCGGCATCATCGACAAGGTCACGCTGCCGCTGCCCGAGGTCGGTGCGCCGCAGATCGCCAGCGAATCCCAACCGGCGCCAGTCGTCAACGTTTAACGCACAGGGGGCGTGATGAATTTCAGTCAGATCGTTTTGAAAGCACGCGCGTCAGTGATCCGCTGGAAGCTGCGTCGCTTGGAGCTGCAGCGCCGCCGCACCGTCGCCGAATTCATGCTGGCCGTGGACTACGGTCGCCACTCGGCGCAGGACTTGTACTTCCAACGCGGACTGTACATCGCGGAACGAAAGGCTGCGCTTGAGGCAAAACTTCGTCAAATCAAAAAGGAGATCGTATGAGCAGCAATTGGAAACAAGACCTGGTCACGGCGCTGCAAGCCGGTCAGCAGCCGTCCTACGAGCAGCTTGAGGCAGCGTTGAGCGGCGCGCTGACAGAGCGCAAGGCGATGGAGAAAACCGTCTGCGACATGGCGCAGTGGCTCTGCAAACTGACCGTGGCGCACCTGAATGGCGGCGCCGCGCTGTCGGACCTGATGAATGAATTCATTGCCGCGCGTGTTCAGGTAAAGGTTGCTGCGCCCGCGCCGGCCGCCACTCATTAAACACCCTTAAACCCACATCGAAAGGCATCATCATGAGCAACTACAAAACCAAGGTACTGGAGCTGGTGAAGCAACGGCCAGGCGTTCGCAGCGTGCAGATCAGCGACCTGGTCGACCTCGACATGGACATTGTTGAGAGCATCCTGGCGCAGGCCGTCCGCGAAGAGGTGATCCAGGCCGATGAGGTCGTGGGGGCAAACGGCCTGCTGACGAAAACCTACAGCCTGGCTGGCGTTGCCCTGCAGGGTTTGAATAAGCAGGAGGTGACGATCACCGTTAAAACAGAAGTACAGCCTCATGTGCACACCGCGCCAGTCGCCGCAGCGCCAATGGCACCGACCGAGACCAAGGCGGCGCCAGTCACCACTGCATCAACGACGCCGACCGAAACTCAAGCACCGCCCGTCGCCGGCCGCAGCAAGGCGACCATCGCAATGGACTATCTGGTACTGAACGGGCCTACGGACCGAAGCACCTTGATGACAGTAATGGGACTTTCTAAGAAATTCGCCATCGAGCAGTACCTCAAACCTCACGTCAAGAGCGGGAAAGTCGTCCGCATCGACGACGTCTATTGCATCCCTGATCCCTTAGCGCCACCACCAGCTGCAGCCGCGATCGCCACGGATAAGCTGGCGGCGACCGCTCCGGCCGATAACGCCGCGCCGGTACCGGCGGCCGATCCAGTCCACTCGCCCGCCCACTACACCTCCGGTGGCGTCGAGGTGATCGACATCCTTCGCGCGAAGCTGACTCCGGAAGAGTTCCGTGGCTTCTTGAAGGGGAACGTCATCAAGTACATGCTGCGCGCCGAGCACAAGGGCGGCGCGCAGGACTACAAAAAGGGCTGTGTGTACGCCACCTGGCTGGCCGAGTCCGTGACCGCACAAGCAGCTTGATCCATCAACTACAGCAGAAAGAAATGACATGAATACAGCAACTGCAACCCCGACCGAAGATTACAAGAAGGACGCCCAGGGCCGCCTGGTGCCGCTGTCGATGATCCGCCCGATCGACCTCGCGCGCGACGCGCTGGTTCAGGAGATCGTCACTAAAGCCAACACGCTGGCCGAGCAGATCTCGGCGGCGAAGAGCAGCTTCTTCGCCGATATCGCCGCCTTCGTGTCGATGAGTGCCGAGGAATACGACGTCAAGATCGGCGGCGAGAAAGGTAACGTCAGCCTCGTGTCCTACGACGGCCGCTATAAGGTAATCCGCGCCATCCAGGAGACGCTGGTCTTCGACGAACGCCTGCAAGCTGCCAAAGCGCTGATCGATGCCTGCCTGCAGCGCTGGAGCCAGGGCGCGAAGCCGGAAATCAAGGTGTTAATTAATGATGCCTTCCAAGTCGACAAGTCCGGCAACATCAACACCGGTCGTGTCCTCGGCCTGCGCCGCCTTCCGATCCAGGACGAGGAATGGCAGAACGCCATGACGGCTATCGGCGACGCTTTGCAGGTAGCCGGCAGCAAAAGCTATGTACGGATCTACGAGCGAATCGGCGAATCGGGAAAGTACCGTCCGATCCCACTTGATATGGCGGGGGACTGATATGGAACCTCGCAAGCCAAAGCCGATTCCAATGTGCCGCGTCACGGCGGGATACAACAGCTAAGCGAAACTAGATCGCGCTGCCATGGCGCGATCTAGTCTGCCAGGCGGGGTTGCCTGGTACTGACGAGCAGCCAATGAAAGGGACAAACGAAATGCAAACAGTGAGACCGGACGCGACGCGAAAGGGTGAGCTGGCAATGATCCATGTGGCCAAGAAGTCCTTGTCGCTGGATGACGATGCCTACCGTTGCATTCTGGTCGAGGTCACAGGCAAGAGCAGTTCAGCTGAACTGGATAGTGCCGGCCGCAACGCATTGATCGACCACTTCAAGAAGATCGGCTTCAAGATCAAAGCCAAGAATGCTGGTCGATCACGTCCGGCCGCAGTTCCTGCGCGCGCCGGTTTGATTACGAAGATAGAGGCCCAACTGCTAGCGGCAGGCCGCACTTGGTCGTATGCCGACGCACTTGCCAAGCGATTGTGCCAGATTGACCGCATTGATTTTTGCGAAGCGCACCAGCTAATTAAGATTGTCGCGGCACTTAGCTATGATGCGAAGCGCCATGGGAGGGACAAGAAATGATTACGGAATTGCGTCCAAACCTAATCGCACTGGAAGACCTACCGTTGCAGCTACGTCTGGTTTCTGCAGTTGTTGGCCTGCAGGCGACTCTACTTCTTGTACGCAACTATGGTGGGGTACGCCTTTATGTTCCGGTCCGAATGACGCCCGACCATGTCCTCTCACGTCTGCTCGGCTTTGATCTAGCGTTGAAATTATCCGCCGAATTCGGCGGCATGGACCACTTTGACATCCCCCGCGCTGCCGGTGCGGTACGCGTAGTTCGCAACCGGCAGATTGCGGAAAAGTTCATCAAGGGAAAATCCTTGCGCCTGCTTGCACTCGAATATCAGCTGACAGAGCGAGCCATTCAGAAGATATTGGCCGGATCTGACACTTCCCAAGAGGATAGACAAGCGGCCCTGTTCTAGAAAATGGCTACGCCATCGGACGGGTGCAGAGCGCCTCCCCGTCAGCGACCTACCGCCCGCTTCGCAACTATAGGCGCTACCGCTCCATCGATCACCTTTTCCACGTCAACGGGATCTTTTTCCAAGACATACGCTTTCCCCTCCATGACCTTTCGCAGCAGATCGACGGCGGCATCAGTGTACTTATGCGTGGTGTACGCCGACTTGTGGCCTAGCTTTACCGCGATGTGATATTTGTTGTCCGACGCCTTCATATCAAAGCCCGATTGAGCTTTAAGGATTCCGATTAGATCGTCCGCCTTATGCCATGTGTCGTAGCCCAACTGCTGGGCCACACCAGTCAGCACGTACTTGTAGTCCAAGTTGACCTTGGATGGATCGGACAGTGAGGTGACACCGAACAGCTTGGCAAACGTGTCGCCGGATTCGACGGAATGTTCCAGCTGCTTGAAGTCAATCTCGACGTGCTTCTTAGGGATGTCAGAACGAACGAGTTCGACCGAACGCGCCATCAACGCACGCAGTAGCTTTGTATTGATACGCTCCAAATTTCCGGCCTGGCCAAACGCCTTGAAGACCCACTCAAACGACGATGCAGATATGCTCTTGATGCGGATGTTGACATCGGGAGCAACTGAAATCACTTTGTCGCGTGCTGGGTACGAATCGCCCGTAAGCTTGTCATTCCACTCCAAAATGTAGATGTTGGGGACCAGCTGAAAATCAGCTTTAACCATGCGGTCCACATCATAGAGAATCGTCTTGATATTGGGGTCTTCAGCTCTATAGCCGATGAAGATAAGCGGGTGTTCAATAAAATAAGTCAGAAGCTTAGCGCTAAGGTACTTATGATCTTCCGCGAAACGCTGGTAGTCCGCTTCATTGATAATGATAGTTTGAGGTATCGAGCGGCAGCCATGGATCTTGAAAATTTCCCCAATCGACAGATACCCCTTGCGCATTATTTGTTGGCCGATGATCCGTTCGTAGTCAGGGAACAGCGGTTCAATCACCTCGTCGTAATTCGTCGTAATGATCGCATGGGCGCTGATGTTTTTCAGCGCCTCCACCTCCGCATCGAGGTCGGCTGAGCCGTACGAGCCTTTCGCATTGGGGCCGAGGTCATTGAGTAGTTCAGCGACCATGTGCTTGATAAAAATATCGCTGGAATTCGCAGTGAAGTACTCGGGCGGAAACTGGGTACGCCCCTCTCCCCATGCCCACTCGCGGTACAGATCTGAAAATACCGACCCGATCTTCTTCAAGTCATTACCATGCGCTTGCATGTAGTAGGTCAGTGGGTGCTTGATTAGAGGGCAACGCTCCGCCAGTTGCGTCAATAGCTCCACCCAATTTGGCCCCTTTGCGTAACGCTTCGTAAAACCAGATCCGACGAAAAGGATCGGTTGGCATTCCGCGTTGGCCAGAACGTCAGCGATATCTTCGGTCACTTCCTGCTGGTACTGTTTATAGTCCATGGGCATGGCGGAGTTCCTATGTGGTTAATTTCATAAGTATTACACAACAATGGTTGAGTACGGAACCTGGTGTCTTCACCTGCCACCTGCGCCACAAACTGGTGCTACACTAATTCAACCGGTGAACTAAGCCCCCCCGAACTGGGTGGCCCTTATTCAACTCCGCGCGCGTGCGTAAGCTGGCAACGTGTTCTCAAATGAACCCGTTCCTCCTTTACACCACACGCATGGAGTGCCATGAAAAAATTACCCCGCATGATGGACTGGCTGCTGGTTGCCATAGTCCTGTCGCTGTTCATCTTCGCGCTGTCCCCGCAGCAGCTGCCGGTCAGCCTATACAAGCTCAACCTGATCACCATTGCCGGCGTCGTCGGCTATTGGCTCGACCGCAGCCTGTTCCCCTATGCCCGGCCCGACATCTTCCAGGCGCAGGACGTTGAGTACGACGCCATCGACGACGGTGACGTGCTGCGGTTCGATCTGGAGGTCTTCCCGCCGAATGATCTCCTGTTCGCCGTGTCCATGCTGCGCCGTGCCCTGATCGTCGCCGCAGCCATGATCGCCGTGGGCCTGGGGGCCTGACATGCTCCGGCTCCAGATCAACGCCGCCCAGTTCGGCTGCGCCGCATTGATGCTGGTCTCCATGGCATTCATGCTGGCGGGCAGCGCACTCGCCGCCGAAACGCAGCCGCGCCGCGCCCAGGCATATCGCGCCGATTTAACGCGCATCTCGCACAGCACTTGGGGCCTCGACGCGCCGATACCGGTCTTCGCGGCGCAACTCCACCAAGAGAGCGGTTGGGACGTCACTGCGGTGTCGCCGGTCGGCGCGATCGGCATGGCGCAGTTCATGCCGGCGACGGCGCAATGGTGGTGCAACCTCAACAAGCTGTCGTCGGCCGACTGTCAACCGCGCAACCCTGTATGGGCGATGCGTTCCCTGGTTGGCTATGACCTGTGGCTCCTCCGGCGCGTCGGCGGCGCGTCGGAATACGACCGGATGTGGGCGAGCCTGCGGTCGTACAACGGTGGCCTCGGGCACTGGCAGAACGAAGCCAGGCTGGTCCGGCCGCTGGTCGACCACGCATCGGTGGACCGCGCCTGCGGCCGTGCCAGCCGCGCCGCCGTCCATTGCACCGAAAA